TATCGCCTGGTCAATATTTTATTTTATGTTTGCTTCGTATGTGGCCCAGAAATCCAAGGATGCTTGGGTTGCCTGGGCGAAGTCTCCAGATAGTGATGACGATCTCTTAATAATTCTTGAACCTATCATAGATGAGATTGAAGAACGAACACACGGAATGCTTGAAACTTTTCAATCTTCTTTTTTTGGTTCCCTGGGTGCAGCATCCAAAAAAATGGATGATGCTACAGGCCAAAGTACAATCAAGGCAATAACAAAAGATAACCCTATCATGGGGCTCGTTGCAGAGATGTTAATGAAAAGAAGCGGCCTAGAAGGGCTACTAAACACCCAGAACAGCCCCGAAGTAGGGGTAAAACAGACTCAGAAGAGTCCTGGACTAGGTCTAAAGTAAAGAATAAGGTATAATATAATATAATAATAGTTTAGTATATACTAATAATAATAGGTACGTCGGCCTCTAGTTTCAATTATGTATATACTTTTTGTGTTTGGGGGTCCCGCACTTCTTTTATTTTCTGTATAGACGGTATATACATATAGGGGCTCTTTCCTTTAAGCTTGGAGAGATAAAATGAACTGCAATAACTGTGGATGTAGAATTAGTCCGATAAGATGGCCGAAAGATAAATGTAAATGTGGAGAGATAAAATGATTAAACTTCATTTACCTCCAAGACATGGAAATACTTTTATTGTAGAATGTCCTGCTTGTGAAGGTAGAGTTATCATTAACCTAAAAATGCACCATGTACCTGTTGGTAAAGGTAAACAACAGAGGATCGTCTAATGGGCGGGATCAGTTCGGGTCGACATCCGCATTATGGCGGAAAACTAAAGCAGGTAGCAATCAAATTCCCTACCAATGCGGAATGGTATTACCTGGCTAAAAGAATCTGCCGTTACAAGGAGATCTCTTTCAGCGAATGGATTAGAATAATGGTCAGGGATGAAGCTCATAAGTTCAGATATACCAAGATGTGGCCCTGCAAATGTACCAATGCAAAAGGAAAAAGACTGTATAATTTCAGAAGGCAGGTCTATTGCAATGAATGTGGCGAGTATCTAAGCAAGCATCACGAACATTTATATAACAAACGCTAATCCCAAAGCACATGGTACGACGCAGAAGAGCGAGACCTCGCAAGAGATCGCGCAGTTTTGGAATAAACGTAATTGAAACAGGAGCTGCTTTAGCTCTTTTAGAACAAACAAACGCAGGCTCTGCCATGAAGTCTTTTCTGGCTGGAGATCTTAACACAGGTTTAACGACTTTATCGAAGTCAGCCAAATCAAATAAGCAAGCTATAACCAAGACCCTCGTAGGTGCGTTCTTGGCAAAGGCTGCAGTACGTTCCTTTTCCCGTGGAAGTCCAGTATTGGCTTCTCTGGGACCAATAAAAGTGAGGGCATAAACACATGGCAATCGTAGTAACAAGGACTTCGGCCGCATTGAGCGCGACGACATCCTTTCAAAGCATGACATCCCAGTTTGCATCATCGGGACTTTCCCTGGTTGTGCCTTCTGGAGTATCGCAAATTTCGAGCATCTCAATGGGTGTTAGTGGTGTTGCGACTGGTGCAGATTTCTGTACGGGATATAAAATCACAGGCACGGCGCTTCAAGAGGGTGACGCGACTTTTATGGGACCTGCGATCTCTCAGGCCGCATCCAGTGGTACTGGAGTAGCTAATTGCGTTATGCAGGAAAAGACCGCCCTGGGTGTAACTTCTGGCAATACTTTAGACTTACAGATAGCTGTAACAACCGCCGCCACAATCGACGCATCCGTTACGATTCAATTCGAGTAAACAATGCCCGAGGGCATTCCCTATTCTGGTAGTAATGTAGTAGCGGGAGCAGGTTTAGATTTAAATTATGTTGGTAACTTTGTATTTGGATATTCAGGTATAGTAACCGTTCAAAATAGCCCTATAGCTCTTTTAGAATCACAAACGGGAGGAGAGATTATTGTTTGTAAAATAGGCATATTTACACCACAGGCCAGTAGTAATAACGGGGAGATTGTCGTTACTTTAAACGGTATTACAGTTGTTGCTTTTGAAACTTTAAACACTACTCAGGATGATTATCTTAATGGGTTTGCTCCCATAGATTTGTTAATCCCACCTTACAGCCAATTAAAAATAACGGCTGTTAATACCGCTTCTTCTTCTTCTATGGACTGGTGCGCCACTCTGGTGGGTAAGCTTTACAAATGACACTTTCGACGGGGCCGAGCCTTAACTTCTATGGTGAGCGCATGTTCGCCTGGAGCGGTCTGGAAGCATTGACAGCAGGTGGCACGATCTTATTGGACTTTATCTCTCCTAATAGATTCTATAGTGTCGTCACCAACGTCTCGTTCGATTATTCGGGATGCTCTGCGGGTGATGTTCTCTCCTGGACTCTTCAAGGTAATGAGGAAGCGCTGCACGTCAGCAAATTTCTTATCATAAATGCAGGGATCGGGCCCCAATTCCCTAACTTGTACTATACTATACCGCCCAATACAGGGATGAAAGTCCTGGCAACGGGCCCCACAGGGTTGATGACGGTTGTCTTGGAAGGGAAAGAGGTGGAATAATGCCCACAAAGAGAGAACTTAACTATTATAGAATGGGTTTTGCAGATGGACAAGGGGCTACTGAAAGTTTACAACGACCTCAAATAATAGAAGCTACAAGACCCAAGAAGCGTAAACTAAGCGCCTGGAACAAATACGTTAAAGCTAACAGCAAGAAGCCACGTTTCAGGTATCGTAACGGCAAGTTGAACCTCAAGAAGATGGCGGTGGCGTTCAGAAAGACCCCCGCAGGCAAAAAGAAGAGGCGCTAATGGTTAAACAATGTAGATGTAAATGGGGCCATCATTGTAGCCGCCCCTGTACTTGTTGCGGAGCGGTGTGGTAATGGGTCGCCCCCTTTTCGAAGCTGTACCCGATGACGTAGAGATTACTAAATTGACAGTTGGTCAACGTGATGCTTTAGCCAGGCATAGGAGACACGAAAATATCAATACGATGTTAGCCAATGAAAATACACCGTTGTTAATTGGAGCGGGGGTTCTTGCGGCCTTTCTGCCTGGACTGATAGAGATGATTCTACTAGCTCAAGAAAATGCATTGAATATTACTTTAACCGATGCTCAAAAAGAAAAATTGATTTCGCATCCTTCATTAGGTCCATTGGGACTTGGAACTCTTTTGGGTCGTAAACTTGGTAAAGGAATAGTGGGATTTGCAGAAGGGCAATTAGAGAAATTATGAATGTAGGCGCGATGATTGCATTCTTGAAATTGGCCCAAGATTCGGGGGTAATTGGAAAGGTTCAACCTGTACAATATACCATAACTCAGCCCCTGGTGTTAGGTGAGATCTCAAGCGAGGAAATAGCGCTCGCTTACGTCGAAGCTGGCACAGGTATTCCAGAACCCATAGATATTAGAATAAAAACAGGCCGCTTGTAATGACTGATAACCAGTTAAAGATAGTGAGTGCCCTTTCTTTTTTGGCAGCAATTAAAACTCTACTTGAGGATTAATGGTAATCACAGCCTTAGAACTATTGGGGTACCTTATCGCCTGGTCAATATTTTATTTTATGTTTGCTTCGTATGTGGCCCAGAAATCCAAGGATGCTTGGGTTGCCTGGGCGAAGTCTCCAGATAGTGATGACGATCTCTTAATAATTCTTGAACCTATCATAGATGAGATTGAAGA